GAAGAATACCAGAGTTGCAAAAAATCAACACAACAATAAAAAAATAATTTACATCTGTTAAAAATTTGATACAGTGTCAGTTCTTTAACCACAGGAGATTGTCCTTATGCAAACACAAGAACTGCGCCGCAAAGCGCGTTGCCTTTACAACAACAGCTTAGTTCCACAAGCTGTTAATCAATACAACCAACGCAAGTGGGTACGCTCTGTACTTCAGCTTGGCGACAAATGGTTGCTTGCAAAACAAGTTAAGCGGATTGCGTAATGCCACAGTTGATTGGCTTATTATGCTTTGCCGCATGGCTCACACACATATTCACATGCTTCGCCGAAGGTCTATGGGGCTTTCTGATTGCCGGAGCATTGCTATTCCCTATCGGGATACTTCACGGTTTTTACATTTGGTTTAGATGAGGCGTTCAGCAAGCCTTTTAATTGCTGTTTTTTTAACTGGAGAATGAAATGGGATTTATTGCAAAAGATAGCGGTGGCGATGGTAACTTCAAAAAAGTTCCACCGGGCGTTTATGTGGCTAGATGCTACTCACTCATTGACATGGGTACGCAAGTATCTGATGGTCAATATGGCGCTAAAGAACAACACAAGATTCGTATTGGATTTGAAATCTTTGGCGAGGATGACAATGGGCAACCACTGACCATCGACATGGACGGCAAAGAAATGCCTTTGACTATCAGCAAGACATACACACTGTCATTGCATGAGAAGGCTGGCCTTCGTAAAGACCTAGCTGCATGGCGTGGTCGTGACTTCACAGAAGAAGAAGCTAAAGCATTTGATGTGTCTAAGCTTGTTAACGCTTACTGCATGGTCAATGTCACAACTAGCGAAAACAATGGCAAGACATACACAAACATTGCTGGCATTACACCTCTTCCACAAGCGTTAAAAAATGCTAAACCAGCGCCTGTGCATGAGCCTGTCATGTTTGACTTGGACCAGCCTAACTGGGAAGTCTTTCAAAACTTCCATGAGAAGCTTCAAGAGTACATCAAGAAGTCTCCAGAATTTGCAGAAGCAATCAGCATGGCTGGAAGCAACGCACCTATGGAAGACGCGCCCTTCTAATGACAAGCCTCTACCAACTCTCACACGATTTTCGCAACCAGCTTGACGAACTCTTTGACGAGAATGGGGAGGCAACTCCCGCCTTTGAGGAGTTCCGTGTCCAGCTTGGCAACAAGATTAATCAAGTCGCTGCTTATGTACTTAACTGCGAATCTGATGCTGACCAATGCAAGCAAGCAATTGAACGCATACAGGCCCGTAGAAAAGCGTATGAGCGTAAAGTTGAAAGACTGAAGGGCTACCTAGCCGAGAACATGAAAGTGGCTGGAATCAGTGAAATTAAAGCTGTGGACAGTTCTTTTGTTGTCAAGCTTTATCCTGACCGTGATGAGTCTGTACAGATTGATGACGGTATTGCTTTTCCTATTGAGCTTTGCAATGTAAAGCCACCGGAGCCAAGCAAGCTCAAAATCAAAGCTGCCATCCTTGCCGGAGAGCCAATAATCGGCGCAAGGATAATCACAAAAGATAGGCTAGTTATAAAATAATTTTTGGGGGGAAAGCTGGCTAAACTTTCTAAGCTTGCGGACAAACGGTGAGTACCCCCACCTACATATGCAAAACACAATGCGTAATCCATATGCAGCACATGTGGACTTTAGAGATTTTGTAGGGCTTATCCCAGACAACCCATTATTTCTACCTAGCAATGTAGACATGATGGCTGAACGACATGGTCACTTTTTCATTGGAGAATGGAAAAAACCTAATGAAGGTGTCAGCAAAGGTCAGCAATTACTTTTACAGGCATTGGCTAGAACACCTAAATTTACAGTCTTACTGATTAACGGAACAACCGATGGACCACAAACATGGGTCGGAGATTCGTTTAAGTTAGATGAGAATCTTGAGGGAACAAAGGTCGGCAGAAACTTACAGGAACTGCAAGCCTATTATCAAAACTGGTACAAAAACATACGATAGGAAACATATGTCATACGCTGATGTAGAAATGAAAATTATCCAATGGTCCGAAGCCAGACGGATTATCCCCAATAGCACTCCAGAGACTCAATTGCTCAAAGCAATGTCTGAGCTTGGTGAACTGGCTGATGCCACCATTAAGCATGACCTAGGACACATTGTTGATGGCGTAGGTGATGTAATGGTCTGCCTGATTAACTATTGCGCTTTACAGGACATCAACCTAGTAAGCTGCATGGAATACGCATACAGCACCATTAAGGACCGCAAAGGCACACTGCTGCCTAATGGTGTGTTCGTCAAGGAGTAAGGAACAAAGCTACTTCAGCTTTTCTCCGTTTAACGAGGCCCGGCAGTTCCTTGCCGCCTCCCTTTGTCCATTGCATAAAAGCTTCAGCAGCAGCTTCCCATTCTTGCCGGTTAATTTTCATCCGAATAGTAGACCGCTGAAAATTGCCCAGTCCGGCATTGTAGGCAAATGAGACACACGCATCGAAAGCCCCTTGACGATTAAGTAAAGTGGGAGCAAGTCTAAGAACACCCCGTTCAAAACTCGCGACATCATCAGCGAATAGTTTTTCGATTTCTTCTTTTGTCCAGACACGCTTGTCCTCCTGTCTTAATGGGTACTCACTTCGGAGCATCCCGGTATAACCTTCTTTTCTGACCACGGGTAATCTAATCTGGTCCTGATACAAAACATGTCCGTAACCAATTGTCCAGATGTGAGCAGGGCATAAGTACGGCAAAGTCTTATAGCCCTCATACCGGTGCATCAAATCAGCGCCAGCTTTGCTCAATTTCATTTCTTAGCCCATCCGCGAGAGCCGAACCAGTAGCCAACAATAGCGCCCAGCATAGCCATTTCATCGCTAGAGAAAATGATGTCAGCAACACGAATCAAATCATCAACATTATTAATTAAGCCCGGCTGCGTATAAGCAAACCAAGCAATTGATGCATTGATAGCGCACAACTCAATGATAAAGATGTAAGTGACTGTAGGTCTTACAGTGCCGACATAACTAGACACCCAGCCAGCAGCTTTAGCCAACACAGCTTTGTCGTGGTCATACGCTGCCACGGTCATTTCTGCATCGGTCTGCATGGAAATCTGGTCTGTACGCAACTCTTCAATCTTTTGCTGGGCAGCAAAGCCCTGTGCAATCATCTGAAGTTCTTTTTCAGTCTGTACACGGGCAAGAGCTAACTCATGCGCTTGGTCAGATTTATTCTGAAAGTATTCCAGCAGCTTTGGCAAGCCAGAGATGAGCAAGCCACCTAGTGTTGAAAATAGTGAAAGCATTACAGTCCAATCATTCCTAGTAGTTTATTGACAATCTTGTCTGACAAACTGTCTGGCAAGAACTTCAGTAGCCCCAAGACATACCACGCAATGCACATGCGGATAAATATCTTGAGGAAAAAATCAAATTGCTTTTGGTACTCATTCATTACTCAAACATGAATGAACAACTATCCAAAAAAAATAGTTCAAAGGAACCGCAGACCAAAGCAATACATCAAAGTATGTCATCGACCACACCTTCCTTTAACGCACAACTCACCTATTTCGGCAATACCCCAGCCTACTGCACCTAAGAACATCACAAGAATCACAATGCCAAAAGCCCATGCCAACTGTTCGGCTTCGTCTTCTTTTTTCTTTTTTTCAGCAGCTTTTAAATCTGCCATCTCTTTGGCATCATCTCTATCCATTTCAGCTTGACGAGCCTTTGCTGCATTCCAGACATCAATCCGTCCGGTCTGCATAAAGAGCATCTTTAACTGCTCCTCAAACCGCTTGGCCTCATCAAGCGCCATCTCAATCTGTAATGCTGCACCAAGGTTAGATTTACCCCCAGTACGCTTTGCCTGAAGCATTGCCTTAGTAGCAGTGCTTTGAGCATCAAACATCCGGGAGATTGAAGGAGCCAATCCAGCTAGGTCAGTTGCAACCTTGCTTGCTTTCTTAACAACACTGATTGCTGTTTGCAATCCTTCTAGTGCCGTGATTGGGTCTATTGGAATCATTTCCGCTCTACCTTTTTCCATTCAAGACATATAACTTTTCTGTTATATACATCACCCGTCCATGTCCAACGGATGCAACGATATTCTGTCTTGTCAGAAGCTAGTGTTGCAGAAAAAAATAAAAGTAAAAGCCACCGCATGATGGCTTCATATTTATTTGATATGCACTACAGAGGAATAAATTACGCCAGCCATACCGATAAGCATGGCCCCGCAAGCTTTAATAATAATACCTTCTAGGCGCTTAATTCTTGCACATAGCATCTCATAACGCAGTGTGCAGATTTCTTCATGGGCTTCCAGTGCTGTTGGCATTTTCGACCTTATCAAAGGTTTTAAAGTCTCCAGACATCCATGCACGATTGTTTATAAGACGCTGGTCATTAGGTGCTAATTCTATAGCTTTCTCAAGCAATTCGCCAGCCTCTTTTGTCAGTCCCATATGCCAAGCAGCTATGGAAGCTAGGTCATAAGGCTTCTCGCCCCAGACGCTTGGGTCCATTGTGTACACCAGTGCTTTGTCTTTAATTTGCAGGGCAGATTTAGCTGCTGAATAGCATTCAACCCAGTTAGATTGCATGTAGGCAAACATAGCCAATTCAACCCAAGGTTCTCTAGTGCCGGGCGCTTCAGCCACAGCCAACCTGTACCACTTATGAGCCTCCCAATGCTGGCCTAAATGCTCATGTGCTTTGCCCAATAACCGCATGGCATAGCACCTTTCGTTTTGCCAGTTAGCTTCAGGCATAGCAAGGTACTTTGTTAGGGCAACAATAGCGTCCTGCCAACGATAGTAGAAAGTTAATTCACGGGCATGATAGAAAGCATTACGGGGGCATCTAGGGTCTTCTGCCACAGCCAACTCTAGCAATGGCATGTACTGACCACGGGACTTAGTGCTGTCTGGCAAATGCTGAACAAGCAGCATGTCCGTGTGAGCATAAATTTCATTGGTCCTGTTGTCTGGCCTTGGGTACTCATGGACTGGGTGATGCCAGTGGTAACCAGTACGGTGGTGAATCTTTTCGTAGAAGAAACTAATGCCACAACCCCAATCAAACTTGTAGCGCAGCCGTGTAGTGTTCTCTTGCCAGACACGCTCAATTTCTTCACGCCAGCCCGGCATCAATACTTCATCAAGGTCAAGTGAGATGCAGACATCAAAGTCGCCGGGAATGAGATTTAAAGCTGTATCACGGGCTTTGTCAAACCGCCAAGGCTTAACAGCAATGTTGTAAACAACTACGCCATTTTGTAGCGCAAGCTCTACAGTCTTATCCGTAGAGCCTGTATCAGCAATCAAGATTAGGTCGGCATCTTTTGCCGAATCGCAGAATCTATTTACAAATTGTTCTTCGTTTTTGCTAATTGCATAAACCGCTATCTTTAATTTTTTTGTCATATCTTGTCCTTGTTAAATATTTGTATTGTATTTAGTATGCAGGGAATTGGCTAGTTGGTGGAGTGAAATTAGCTGTATATCGAGCTACACCTTTAGTGATGCGTAAGTCATCTATGTAGCCGTTTAAATTGTTTGCAGGGTCAGGAGTTCCAGAAATCCAATAAGTACCAATACCAAGAGGTGCGCTTGTACCATAATTGTTTGAATCTGCATAAGTTGACCCGGATTGGTTGCCGTTAACAAACAATCTTGTTGAACCCGATGCCCGGCACAAAGCAATGTGATACCAAATCCCTGTGCTTAATGTTGCACCAACAATTCTGTCAGCGTTTGCCGTGTAATATCTTAATGTTGTACTAAGATAAAGATGCGGATTTGTACTGCTTGCAGATGTTAAATTACTAAAAATAGATTGCAGTGCTGTGCTATTTAAATACAGCCAAAATTCAATAGTAAAGTCGCCAGTGCCATAACCATAACTAACATTGGTTGGTTGAACAACATAATCACCCGTCCCATCACAATATATTGAGCTAGTACCATATTTAAATACGCTTGTACTAATCTGAGCGTTACCTACGGTTTGCAAGTTGTTCATCATGGCACTATCAAAAATGCCTGAATTAGTGAAATTTGCTAAGAACGATGTCGTTGCAATTGCAGTTGGAGGTGTTGTTGGCGGTATAAATGCAGATGTGTAAACAGCGGTTTTAGCAATACGAAGACCGGCAATATAGCCATTGAGCTTTTGAATGCCACGCTCACCCATGCCGTCCCATGCGCCAATAAACAAATCATGGCTTCCGTAAGCTGTTGCACTTGGAACGGTTGCCGTACCAATCAATGCACCATTAATAAAAGCGTATGCGGTGGTTCCTGATTTGACCATTGCAATATGCTGCCACATGCCTTTAGTTAATCCGTTAGCTTTTTCAATTGTTACGGTATTTGTGTATGTACCCTGTGGCGCATAAGGCTTAAAAACAATGTATCCAGAACCATCTGCTGGATTTTCAATACCGAAACCACCGGAATAATAGTTTGCGTATGAATAATTGTATTTAGTAACTATACCGTTTGACCAGCTTTGTGTTGCAAAAGAAATTGGATAATACCAAAACTCAAGCGTATAGTTGCCAGAGCCAAAATCAAACGCTGCTGTGGATGTTGGAACGCTTAAATAAGTAGAGCCGTCAAAATAACTTGAGCCACCGATTGCTGCCGCATCATATGCAGTGGTAGGACTAAACGGACTAAATCTTTGTACTGTTGGCGAGCCATTTAAGGAGCAAGTAAACGCATTTGCACTGCTGTCAATAAACCTGTTGGCTTGGCAAGTCAACAAAGATGTGTTTGTAATTGCTGTTAGCGGTGTTGTGCTTGGCGTGAAATTGCTTGTGTAAAGTGCTGTGCCTTTTACAACACGAACATTTGATACATATCCAGCAATATAATTTACATTAAAAATTTGACCAACCGATAAAGCGGCAGAGGAATTGGCAATGTTTCCTGTATATGTATTGCCTTCTTGAACACCATTAACATATAGTTTCATTGATGTACCAGCAGTACCACTTGCAGCAACATGATACCAAACACCGGGAACAATTGTTGTTGTGCCAAGAAGCCCAAGCGTATCACCAGCAGTATATAAACGAATTACCCCGCCAGTTAATTGAAGTGTCCATCCTGTAGAACCACTTCCGTATGTTCCCATAATGCATCTATCGCCAGATACAGTGTCAAAATTTACCCACGCTTCAATTGTAAATGCCGAGCTTGCCAAACTAAAAGCCGCATTGTTTGCAAAACTTAAAGATTGAGCGCCATTAAAGTAATTGCTCCAGTTTGCGCCATAAGGCGACCAAGTGCCTTGAGTGACTGCGCCATTTCGGTTGATGGTTGAGTTGTTTGTTGACGAATCTAAAAATGTATTGTTTTGCGCCCCATTAACTCCATTGCCATTAAGCAGCGCAGTAACATATTTAAAGTATTGGTCTGTTGGAAGAATTCCTGCTGTAGGCCACAAATTTTGTTTTGCCCAATATGCTTGTTCTGCAAGTGTCCAAACACCAGACGCAGAACTAGTTTGCGTGTTGCCAGCGGGTATTACTGGATTTTTTGTGATTAGACCACCGGGATATTGTTTAGACATTACATAGCTCCATTAATTGAGTCAGCACCAACAATGATACTTCCAGAATCATTAGAACTTATTTCAATTGTTATTGGATTAAAGTTTACTGTTGTTCCGCTGCCATCAGTAACCCACAAACAAGTTTCTTCATTTAAAGTCCAAGAGTCATCTAACTTAGGTGGAATAAAAGCATCACGCTCTGCATCATAAATAAAGCCAATACCAGCATAATTTTTACGCAGTGGTCTGCCTTCTGGATGCTGCCCACCACGGGTGTTGTAAGAAGTCTGAATCCATCCTGTACCAAATAAACCAGAATCAATTACATCTTGTTCTGCAACAATAATTTGCGTAACAATGCCATTTTCTATTTTTGCGTAATGACTCATGTCTAACCTCAAAATGTAATTGAGCCAGAAGATGTGAATGTATAAATTGTTCTACCGTCTGATGTTGTAATTGTTGGAGAACCCGTTGTAGAGGAAGCAGCTTGTGACGCTGAAATAATAACTACACCAGAACCACCATTGCCACCGGCTATTGTGCCACTACCTTCAACAAACGAAATAGCGCCGCCACCACCACCACCAGTATTTGCTGTACCTGTATTACCCGCATTTCTTGTGCCATTTGCACCTGCGCCGCCACCACCAGTCGCGGTTCCTCCAGTTGTAAAACCGCCACCGCCGCCACCACCAGCCCTAGTTACTGATGTGCCTGTAATAGATGAAGCAGTACCAGCGCCGCCAGCACCACCATTATTTGTACCTGAATTGGCATTGCCACCAACTGCACTTGAACCACCACCACCCGCGCCATTTGATGCAACGCCAGTGCCACCATTATTACCTTGTGACGGTGTTGTTGCCGGTGTATTACCAGCCGCACCCGCTAAAGTTGTTGGATATGATGTACCGCCACCACCAGAACCTCCCGTAGCAGGGCCATAAAAAGTTCCACCACTATTTCTGCCGCCACCATAACCGCCGCCAGTAGCTGTAAAAGTAGAAAATACAGAATTAGAACCTGATGTGCTGCCACCTACCGCTCCGCTACCGCCAGCGCCAATTGTTATCGTGTAGCTTGTTCCAATAGTTACAACAAAGTTAGCCCCTGATATGTAACCCCCAGCACCGCCACCGCCGCCAGCAACACCATTTCCATTTGCAGGACCACCTCCACCACCACCAGCAACAACAATGTAATCAATATTTACTGGTGCATTAGGCCAAGTGTTTGCCGCTTTAGCTTGCATCTGCTGACGAGTAGTCCATATTCCAGTGTAATTAGGCATTACAAGTCACCTGTATTTGTTGATGGAAATGCTCTGGTTGTTCCGGGCCAAATAATACGAACGGCTCCTCCACCGCCAGCACCACTGGCTGCTTGAGAACCACCGCCACCACCTCCACCGCCATAAGCGCCACCATAAGCGCCGGGTGAAGAACCATCATTTCTACCGCCACCAGTGCCGCCACTAGTACCACCAACAATAGCTGCGCCACCGCCACCAGCGCCGCAGTAGCCATTACCGCCAGAGTAACCCGCTAGGCCGCCAGCACCGCCACTTCCAATAGAGTTGCCAGCGCCACCGCCACCACCGCCTGAGTATTGGTCTGCACCGCCATAACCGCCACCTTGACCCGGCGAAGTACCACTTCCGGGAGAGCCTCCAAAACCATCATAGTAACCATTACCACCTCTACCACCGCTAAGAATGGTAGCTCCAACACCATAAGTTGCACCCGGGCCACCTTCATTACCACCCGCCGCAAAGCCACCACCAGCTATAACAATTGTGCCAAATGATGAATTGCCACCATTTCCTGCTGTGCCGCCTCGGTTTGCTCTAGCGCCTCCAGCACCCACAGTAATTGTGTAAGAAGAACCCGGAGTTACGGAAATATTGTTTGTATAGACTTGAGCGCCACCGCCACCAGCATTAGCTCCAGCATTTACTTGGCCCAAACCACCACCACCGCCACCAACGCAAACAACAGAAACGCTTGTTACATTTTCAGGAACAGTCCATGTATAAGTACCAGCAGTTGTGTATGCAACTTGACCAATTGCAGCCGGAGTAACACTATTGCTTGATGAACTTGGATAACTATTGCCATAGGAATTATTTGCATACACAACAAATGTATATGCAGTCCCATTTGCTAATCCACTTACCGTTACAGGCGAAGAACTTCCTGTCCCAACAAAACCGCCCGGTGAAGAAACAACTGTATAACTTGTAATAGCTGACCCACCAATGTTAGATGGTGCAGTAAAAGTTACAGAAGCACTTGCATTAGCGCCAGTTGCCGTACCAATAGTTGGCGCATCAGGAGCCAATAAACCATTATAGGAAGCGGTAATAAAACCGCCTTCATAGCGGCTTGACATTAGCTCATATCCTCATAAGAAATGCTATAAGTAATGCCGCTGGCTGTGCCTGAAGTCACAGTAATTGATGTTCCTTCTTGCAGATATATTGCAGTCGTTTTATCAACAACAATTAAAGACGCTGAAATAGGAACAGACACAGTAGATATGATTGGGAACGCTGTACCGCCTGATGGTGCAGAGCCTTGAGCCACAGCGCCGTTGGTGTAGATTGAAACTGTTGCATTGACTGCCGCAGAGCCATTGACATTAGCAGCCACAATCTGATTAATTTTAAAAACCTTACCGGAGGAAGCGCCATTAGCCAGCAATACCACGGCAGTTGTACCTGATGGTGTCAAGTATGTAGTTGTGCCGTATGCAGCAGTTGCGTTTAATAAATTCGGATTTGCCATTTCGTTTCCTTACAGGCCAAATATTAATGAGATTACTGTAGCTTTTTTCTGGGTTACGCCAGAAGGGTCAATAGGGCCTGTTGGTCCAGTTGGTCCATTACTACCAGTAGGTCCAGCAACTGTACTAGCCGCGCCAGTTGGGCCGGTAGGTCCGACATTACCTTGAACACCTTGAATACCCTGAACGCCTTGTGGTCCAGTAGGACCAACATCACCCTGAATACCCTGTGAACCAGTAGGTCCTGTTGGGCCGACAGCACCAGTTGCACCTGTGCTGCCTGTCGGTCCTGTTGGGCCAACATCACCTTGAACACCCTGTGCGCCAGTTGGGCCTGTAGGACCTTGTGCGCCTGTTGTTCCAGTAGGACCTGTGGGACCTGTATCTCCAACATTTCCTTGTGGACCTGTAGGGCCAGTTTCGCCTTGGATACCTTGAACGCCTTGAATGCCCTGTGCGCCTGTAGGACCGGTGGGGCCTACATTCCCTTGGATACCTTGTGCGCCAGTTGGTCCGGTGGGGCCAGTAGAGCCGACATCACCAGTAGAACCTGTTGGTCCAGTAGGTCCAGCAACGCCTTGAATGCCTTGGGGTCCTGTAGGTCCGACAGCGCCTGTAGAACCGGTAGGTCCTGTGGGTCCGACATCACCTTGAATGCCTTGCGTACCTTGTGGTCCTGTTGGACCTACTTCGCCCTGAATACCTTGAATGCCTTGGATACCCTGAATGCCCTGTGGACCTGTTGGGCCAACATCACCTTGAATACCTGTTGGGCCTGTTGCACCTTGTGGGCCTGTAGGTCCTGCAACCGTAGAATCAGCACCAGTAGGACCTGTAGGGCCTGTAACACCAGTTGGTCCAACTAAACCAATTGACTGAATCACCACAATCAAATTGTGATTGTTTGCAAAACCAGTTGTACCTGTACCGCTAGATGTATTTAAAGTAACGGGACAAGTTATGGATGTGTTTGGTACTACTGTTGAATCAGCAGACAAAACCCATTTTTGGTAATTGTTTGAATTGCTTGCATCTTGCAATACAACACTGTCACCAGTTTTCAAAATGCCTAAGAACAAATCAACATCAATGTTGTTGCTTGTTAAGTGACTAAAAACAAGTTCTGTTGCTGAAGTTTGTGTAGCGTTATTCCAATACACATGACCCGCTGTCGGTGTACCCGATGTTTGCGTTGTATCTGCATCATATTGATAGAACGATGAAGATTGACCATCCGCGCCCTGTGCGCCGGTTGGGCCTGTTGGACCAGCAACAGTTGAATCAGCGCCCGTTGGACCTGTCGGGCCAGTAGCGCCAGTATTTCCTGTTGCGCCTGTAGGTCCTGTAGGACCAGTTGCACCAGTATCTCCTTGAACACCTTGAGAGCCAGTAGGTCCGACATCGCCTTGTGCGCCTTGAATACCTTGCAAGCCTTGTGCGCCAGTAGGTCCAGTTGGTCCTGCAACAGTAGAGTCTGCGCCTGTGGGGCCAGTAGGTCCAGTATTGCCAATCCCACCGGTAGAACCTGTAGGTCCTGTTGGGCCAGCAGCGCCAGTATCACCTGTTGCACCTGTTGGGCCAGTAGCGCCATTTGCACCGGCTATGCCTGTAGGACCCGTAGGACCGGCAGCACCTGTATTACCTGTATCGCCTTGAATGCCTTGTGGGCCGGTAGGGCCAATATTTCCTTGGCTTCCTTGAGCGCCTGTTGGACCAGCATTGCCTTGAATACCTTGTGCGCCAGTTGGTCCGGTGGGTCCAACTACAGTTGAGTCAGCACCTGTCGGGCCTGTCGGGCCAGCGTTACCTTGATTTCCTTGTGCGCCAGTAGGACCAGTAACACCAGTATTACCTTGACTACCTTGAGGTCCAGTAGGTCCAGTTTCACCTTGAATGCCTTGGACACCTTGTATGCCTTGAACGCCTTGAGGTCCAGTTGGGCCTAAATTACCTTGGTCACCTTGATTGCCAGTAGGTCCCGTTGGACCAGTAGGGCCAGCAACAGTTGAATCTGCACCTGTTGGACCTGTGGCTCCAGTGGGGCCGGTAGGACCAGTTGGGCCAGCAACAGTAGAAGCTGCGCCTGTAGCGCCTGTGGCTCCTGTAGGGCCTGTAGGACCGTTTGCTGGGCCAGTTGGACCCGTAGGTCCGGCAACGCCAGAAACGCCCCTATCAATTGTTAAATCAATTCTTGGCTGCGGTACAACCTGAAGGTTTACATTGTTGCCATCAATAACATTGACTTTGATGTTGCTCATACCACCACCACGCCATCAGAACGAACCAAGAACAACAGGAAAATTACACTGTCATCAGCGGGTGTTGAACCTGAAGCGGGGAAGCTAACCATAATGCGACCAGAAAAACCAACTGGGTCTGTGGCATTAATTTCAAGCTCTGGGTCACTGTTAATCAAATCCCAAGCATCAGAATCAATTACTAATGTGCATGTTCCGGCTGCGCCATTTACATTGGTCACAGTCAAGGGGATTGGAGTGGGTGTAGGTGTGTAGTCTGAAATATCAAAAGTCAGACCATTACGGGTATCCACAATGTTGGAAAGCTGTCTACGAACGATGGTTGCATCAATCGTTGCGCCTGTCAAATTAACAGGAGTTGTAGTGCCGCCAATAGTGAAAGTCAGATTCCAGTAAGTCTTCTGGTTCCAGACTAATTCACCCGCAAGAATTGGGTTGTCGAATCCGCTGACTTGTGCAAGCGTATTCTTATTAAAGATTGCCATGACAGTTCCCTGTACTCAGCTAGAACATCCGTGATTCCCACGGGCCAATGGTGTATTGTCGTGTAAAGATTCTAGCCTCTGGCCCGAATTGCGTCAATGGCTGTCCACAAACTATCTGTCGTAATTGCACCGCTTGTGGAAGCAATCAAATCAGTATAGTCTGTAATTGCCGGGCTTAAGACAATATTTGTCATTGATTGAATATTGGCAGGAGCATCAGCAATGATGTAAGTTTGAAATTGCTGTGGAAAAGTAAAAACAAAAGTCCCATCAACCATGTTTCCTGTGCCAACTAAAACACGGACATAGTAGCCAATGTTGTGGTCGTAGGATTGGATTTCTTCATTTTGTCCGTTAACTGTTCTCATAATTTTTCCTTATACATAGCCGGGCAAGTAAACTGTGCCACCATCATTTGTTGAAATCAAAATCCAAGCCGCACGATTTACAGGGTCAGTTGGAGCGCCTGTGTTATTGACATAGTAAATATATTTGCCGTTTGTTGTGCCACTTGCAATTTGAACAAAAGCACTAGATTCTTTACCATTCAAATACTGAACATTCAGATTGTTAACCAATGAAGTATTAGCATTGTAAATTGTGCCACCACTGACTTCAAGAGCGACAGTAGCGCCACCGGAGGCCAAAGCAAGTACACCGGCCCTTGCGCCACTTGCAGTTGCAGAACCAGCCACACCAGCACCACCAGTTCCACCAGAAACACCACCAACACCGCGACCTAATGCGCCATCGCCATACGCATAAACACCAAAGTTTGCTGCGCTTCCTGTGTTTACTTTTAACGCTGTTGTAACCACTCCAACAGCATTTGTTCCCGTAAATTCTGCTGCACCATTGCCATAGAAGTTACCAGTCACAGTTAAAGCAGAACCATTCCATTGCAATGATTGAGTACTAGAACCAATGCTGAACTTATAGGTGGTGCTGTCATAACCTAAGAAAAAGCCAGTCCCTGTAGCATAGGCAGTTTGACCGCCCATGATTTTTCCAGCAGAACCAATTGTCAATGTACCATCAACACTTAATGAGCCAGTGTTAACTGCAACAGCAGATAGTTGACCAACTTTCAGACTGCTGATGTAAGGCGTTCCCCATGAAGTTTGATTTGTTGCTGGGTTGTAAATACCATCTGACTGATATAAAGAATTGGTACTAGATGGGTCTGGGTCAGAAGCTCCCCATGTTGCAGAAAATCCCCAAGTAGATAGTGATTGTCCGCTTGATGGATAAGATGCGCTTCCGCTAGTTGTAATAGTTCCGCTTACTGGAGAAGGATTATTAGGAACTCGCGCAAAACACAAACGAGAAGAAAGCCCATCGCCACCAGCATATCCCGCTGAAAGAATGCTTGCTGTTGTCCAGTTAATCGTTGATGTAGAAACTGTGGCTGAATCAACTAAATTAACTCTAGCTGCCCACAATGTATAACCGGGTGTTGATGAGCTTGGTGATGTAGACCAACCTGATGGTACTGGCGTAAATGAACCAGAAGACCATGTGTAAGTAGATGTTCCACTGATTGTTGGAATGGTTGCAGCCCATTGATAAACAACAGGAGTGGCTGTTTGAACGCCAGAACTACCTGTTGGACCAGTTGCACCATTTTGCGAAAAAGCTGAAACTGTATAACCAGATGTCCATGAAACAATAGTTGTTGTTGCAGAGGCAACATCAGTAACTTGAATAGATGCAAACCAAAGCTGAAGGCCCGGTGTTCCGGGATTGGACGGTAATGTTGTTGACCATCCATTACCACCTGTATAAGATGAGCTTGCGCCAGTTGCCCAAGTATAGACAGAGTTGCCAGATGGGTTGCCCGGAATAGAAGGTGACCATTGATATAAATAAGCTGTTGCGTATTTGTTTGCAGCAGTGCCGGTTGAACCAGTCGCCCCAGTTGGACCAGATGCACCAGATGTACCAGTTGGACCAGTTGGACCAGTTGTAGAAGAGCCTGTAGGACCAGTAGGTCCAGCATTTGCCGTAGGCGACCAAGTAAATGATGCGCTAGTTGCACTCTTTGTTGAACGAGCTAAATTATTACCAACAATATATGAAAAGTAATAAGTAGCAGTAGTGCTTGCACCCGTAGGCAAAACTTGATTTTGGAATGTGTAGTAACTGCTAGGTGTTACAGGCTCACCATCAATCCGACCCGCTACAGCAAACAGCGTCCAATCAGTGGAGCTAGGTGTTGCTGAAGTTGTGTAATAAAGCTCACTATAAGTTACTCGACCAACAGCAGGAATAGAAATCTGCACATTGAAGTTAGGAATAGCACTAGAAGGATTGCTAGATGTAATCGTAGGAGCCGACAGTGGACTAAAGTAACTTACGCTTGGAAGATTGCTATTGGCAACAGGAGCAAACTGAAAAATATCTCCATTGTCATAAATCTGAGCGTTGTATTCACTAAGCTCTAACTTAGCACCAAGAGTTCCATCTGGTAATGAAGCTTCGTTAACCTTCATCACACGGAATAATTTATTTGTCCATCCGTAATCAGCATTGGTTACTGAAACAACAGCGCCAGCGTCAACTTGAATGCCGTAATATGTTGTGCTGAAAGAAACAATTAAATCTTCACGGGATTGCTCAAGCAAACGATTAGCAAGGTATTGCGCTTGAACGGAATCGTTAACCAAGTCATAAGTAATTGAATACTTGTTGACAGGCTCATTTGGATATAACAACCCAGTAGGTGTTTCAATATTAATAAAGTTTGCTTGGTCACGATTCTCTTTAAATGGGAATCTTGCCTCAACTTGATTAATTGAAGATGTAAGGTCTGTAGCACTTACTCGAATGTCTCCAATGATGTTGTCATCATCAAAAGCATATGCAGTTGTTTCAGCTTTATTAATAACAACAGACCATTTGCCAAGTGCTGCGTTATATGTCATCCATGAATCGCATGCAGACATGATGCGGTCAATGTTAGACAGCACTGATTGACCAGCATCTAATACGCCATTAATGCGGTATCGTGGTTGACTTGAAGCAACACCACTACTATTGGTAAATGGAACAGTCGCATCGCTGTACGCATTCAATGTTGAAACAACTGAGCTATCAACAAAATCAGCATCAACAGCACCACCATAAAGTGGGTTAGTAATGTAGTCGTACCAAACATCACCGGGCTTTGCCGCACCAGTGCTATTTAAATAATGGCTTACATGGAATGTGATTGGAGACAAACCAGTTGTACCAGCATCTTGGTTGTAAGCAATACGCACAATACAGAAGGCAGTTCCGTTCATACGGCGACTAGGATTCACGCCATTGTATGCACCAGAAATCCATTGCAGTTCTGTAGGAATTCCTGATGGCTCACTTGGCCCCATAACCTCCCAAGGATAGCTCGCAGTATTAAAACGAGTAACAGTACCAGCTTGGTTTGATGTGTACAAGTGAAGTTGAAGTCTTGCTCTGTCAGCAATCTTTGTATCAATATTGCCTGAATCATCTGTCAACGCAATAACAGTAGGGCCGTAATCAGAGAATCGCAAAATAAAAGTAGCGCCTGTACCAGAGCCGCCAGACACAGTAGCGCAGTTTAATGGATTATTGCCATATGTATACGAGCCAGCAGTAGAAACAGAAACACCTGTGATAACACCACCAGAAACGCTTGTAACAGTTAATTGCGTGGCAGTCGTAGGTAAGCCGCCAAGTACAGTTAAAACATTGCCTACAGCGTATCCTGTGCCACCGTTAAATACTACTGCGCTAATGACACTACCGCTTGCTGCAAAAGTAATCAGGCGGTCGCCATAATACATTTGCGAACAGTCATAAGAAAATTGACCATTAGGGCTAATGCTTGAGACTGCCAAAACATCAAACATTGTTTGCTGGTCATCGCTCAAAACAGCATCAACAAAAGTACCGCCCATAAAAGCATCGCCATAAGCAATTGGCAAAGCATTTACGCCACTAGGTGGAATCTGCTGACGAACACCCATGTCCTGTTGGTTTTCAGGATTGTCGGCAAATGTACGAGAAATAATCTGAGAAACCGCAAAGTTAACAGCAAAGGCCGCAGCAGTTAATGCATAAGAAGCTGCAACACCAGCCGCTGTAGTGCCAGCAGCCGCAGCCACAATCATCGTTCCGACCATTTTTATTCCTTCACAAAACTTGCAGTTACTGCTTCGTAATTTCTTTTAGTGTAATCAATCCAAGGACCTTTGGAAGATATTGAAGTCACTATCAGATTCACATCACCACGCTCTAACATTTCCGTTCCTGTACGGTCAAATGCTTTCCACAATCTACCACCTAATGTGCCATCGCGGTATTCAGGTTCAACCCACCACAATAGCTCATGTAATTCTTTAACTTTAGGACACCATACATTGTTTTGTTTAACAGCAATGATGGCTCCTCTTAAATCTTTATCAATGTAGATAAACCCTTTTCCCTGCATGATGCTGAACAATAGCTGCTCAACATGCGCTGGATTATGGTTTTCTTGTTTGCCAAGTATTTTGATTGGATTCTCATAAGCATAAGCTTCAACAATCTCAAGCAATCTTGGAATGTCATATCTTGTCGCTAGTCTTATCATTTTAAAAATTAGTTTCTGTTGATACACCTGTTGTTGTTATAGTTGTTTCACTTGCTTGGGTTTGCTTTTGTGGAGGCTTACCAAAGTCAAAGTATTGATTTGATATTTCAGAAACACGATTCATTGATGTGTCAGCAGGGTAAGTAAATTGCCAATTACTTTTATTTGTCTTCATGCCAGACAATCTATTCTCTAAGATTCGGCGCATAGAAGAGCAAGCAATATTACAAGTTGCTACCCTTGTTCTAAGCTGAGTATTGAAGTCTTCAGAAATAGAAACGCCACTGATAATACCTTGATAGCGTTTAAAGAATTGAGTTGTTGGGCTTGTCAGGATTTGATTGTTTGAGTCTAAGAAGCCACGCCAAACTTCTACCAAAGAGCCTTTAATTTCATTACCAAGAATGATGCCAATATTAACTGGGTCAATACCTGTCAAAGAAATTGTCATGTCATCTGAAGTAGCCTTGATGTCACGCTGGACATCACCAACATTGAGCAAAGCACCAAGATTAGAAAAAGTAATCCCATCAACAGTGACAGGTGCGCCAGCATTGCAAAATGTATAAACATCTTCAGCAGTGCCAACAGTGAGCCTGACAAATTCTGCATGGATAATTTGTGGGCCGTTAACCGCATAAATAGTTGTCATGTTATGTATTCCCTAAAAACAAATGGCGCATCCCATTGAACATACGCCCCATCAGTCATGGGGTTAAGTGTATATGTTGGGCAGGATTCTGCAACAACAGTAAACGAACAAGAATTGCCCATATAGACAATTAAACCAGATGCTGGCGTACCAATCAAAGGTCTGTGAATAGTAACTACAGAACCAGCAGAGTCTGCGGTTATCTTATAGGTATACCCGGCAATCATAATAAAGTCACCAGCTTTAAATGTTCCATTGGAATTTAAATTTAAAGTTTGTGTATTAGGTGTCGGTGTGCCGTTCAAAGTAGCTGCCGTTGCAGTTCCTTGCATTTTAGTAAACCAAGAAAGATTAGCACTATTAAAAATAATAGTCTCTGGCAACTGCCTATCTTTGTTGTCAATACTTTGAATGACATCACGGACTTGTGGGTAATACAAATATTCATGCGGCTGAACAGTAAATACCCAAGGCACAGCCGTCAGATATTGAGCCACAGTGATGTAACCAGACCTAGCTACCTGTTGACCAATAGTACGGCGGTTGTTAACCGTCATGGATTGCTGAATTTCAAAGATGGTTTGGAAGCTCATGCTCGGCCCCTGTTAACTGCTAATGATTTACCAGCATATTGATTTGCAGCCCAAATTGCATTAGAACTGCCAAGTAGACGGTCCTCAAATGATTTGGTATCAATTGCGTTGATGTAATTGTTGGTGACATTTGTAGTGCTGCCCATATTTGACAAAGCGTGATTTGGGATAATAGTTCCTGCTGTTTTTGGAATAAACAATTCTGGACCACGCTCACCAACTACGCTTACTTTGCCAACTGGAGGTTCACCACCATCCGCATAACCTCCACCGGGTTGCATTGGTATGGTTGTATTAGCATTACTAGGAACACCAAGATTCATAAACATACGAAGGAAAGACAATGCTGCGGCCTTCATTTGAATGGCAATCAAATCTTGAATAACGCTACGGGCAAAATCTTTCATTGAAAGCTTACCTGTCTTGACAAATCTATCAATAGCGGAACCCATATTCCCCCATACGCTATCAAAAACCTGTGCAGTCTTTTTCATTGAATCTTGTATTTCAACATTAAATTCTTCTAATTTTTGTTGTTGCCTCAGATTGTCAAGAATAACTTCATTGCCGCCAGCTTTATCTTTTTCTCTTTTATATTTCAAAGCAATTTCTGCAAGTTGTATTTCTTTTTCTGAAGCATACAACATTCTGTTTCTTAGTTCTAAAGATTCTTTATCTTGCTCTAAAGCATTTGTTTTTTCTTTCGCATTAAATTCAGCAGTCGCTTTCATTTGAGCAAACTGATTTTCCATGTCTTTCAGTCTTTGCTCTTCAGCATTTTGTTCAGCAATTTCAGCGGCTCTAGCTTTAGATTTAATAGCGGTAATTTTTGCAGCGCCTTCTTGTGCAATTGCAATAATTTTTTGCTCATAAATTTGTTGGTTCTGTACGGCAAATTTCCCAAACTCTTGTTGATTTTTTTCTTTCATTTCAGCATAAGCTTCATCGGCTTTCTTACTGATTTCAAGATTAGCTTTTTCAATTTCGTTAGCGCTTCTCACTGAAATTGCATATTCAGCAGCAGCTTTGGCTTTTGCTAATTCACTAGCCTTTTGAATACGAGTTCCATTGTTTTCAGCGTAATCTTCAATCTTTGCTTTACTATCACCAACATCACGAGCAGCAGCAGAACGAGCCTTCAAACGCTCAGTCTCAAGTAAAGCTTCTCTTTGGTCTTTTAAAGATTGAAGCTGTTTCTTTTGCTCTTGCTCAAATTTGCTTCCACCTGTATTTTTTCCAAGAGCGTCTTGAACAGTTTTAATTTGCCTATCAAGTTGGGCGATAACTTGGTCAGTGGTTTCTGGCTTGCCAATGTCTTTCAACATATTCCAGAAGCCACTTAAGCTGTTAGTCAAACTTTCCCAAGCTTTTTCCAATGTACCAAGCTCACGGCGTTGTGCAGCCAATTGAGTGTTTAATGCAATAGAAGCAACCTTTGCTGCCTCTTGTTTTTTACCAGCTTTCTCAAACGCTTCAATTTGTTTGTATTGCTCAAGAGTCAGAAAGTTCATTTCCTTATTCAAGGAACGAGCGCCTGAAGCAGTTCCATCCAAGCCTGTCATAAGCTTGTCAGCAGCGGTTTTAGCGTCTACGCCAGCAATCTGAGCATAGGTAATGATTGATTGCGTTACGGCACTAATAGAAGTTTCTGTGAATTTACCGGAAGCCACCACCGCATTCAATGCGTCTTTAGTCATGCCAAGTGAGGCATGTGTCCTATTGCTTAATTCATCAGATAACTTATAAAACTTTTCTGTTGTAATACCAGCAAAGTTGCCAGTCAAAGTTAATGTGTCTTTTAACTTATCAAACTCATCTCGACCAGAATAAGCAGCATAAGCAACAGCGCCAAGAGCGCCAGCAAAACCACCAGCAATAACTCTTGTTAAAGTAAACAAAGAGCCAATAGCTTTTAGAGCATTACCAACACCACCCATCACATCCTTCAATTGACCACCCTGTTGAATAACAGCAATCAATGGGTTTTGGCCTGAAGCAAGCTGAGTAAACAAGTCAGTGGTTTGATAGGTCAACTGAATTTTCTGTTGCTCATTCATCTTAAATTGAGCAGCAGTAGCATTCTTTGTAGCGGCTGCAACCTTGTCATAAGCAGCGGCCCTTTCAAGCAATTGCTGCTTCATTTCCTTAGTCGCATTCATAAAGCGACCGGAACTTATTTCACGCTCAATTAACTGAACCTTTGTAAGGGTTTTCCCGTAGTCTTCAGCAGCAAGCTTTAGCGCGGCAGATTCTTTTAAAGCGGCCTGTGAATCTCTCTTAATTGCGTCTTTTAGCTTTCTATTTTCGGAAATAGCTTTGTCAACTTGAGCGGTAAATTCAGCCGTGTCAAGTCCAAGAACAACGCCTAATCGGGCAATATTTTGTGAAGCCATTATTTCCTCTTTCTAGCCAGCTTTGCAGCGTAATCAGGGATGCGAGAAGCCAATTGAGATTTTAGAACATTGAGTACTGCTCCGGCGTTTTCTTGTAATGCTGGACGCAAAAAAGGATGCGCTGAAATTTTAGATGTACCAAATTCTTGAGCTAAAGAAACAGCACTTTTCTTTACAGAAACAACAGCAATGGCTGCATCTGTTTCATTGACATATTCGCTTCGTCTATCTTTTTCACTAGGAATACGAGCATCCAACCTAATGGTATCTCGCATGTGAAAAGGATTGTTTGCATCTCTAGGCTTGTCGCCTACAGGCGCTCTGGTTTGAGCAGTATTAAAAACAGATTCCATAGCTATTTTGGCTGATGGAACCAGTGTGTTTCTAGCTACTAAATCACCCCGAAAGCCTTCAGCAATTGCTTTTAACTGCTGTTCAAACTCATCAAACCCTTCCAGTTCAAAGGTCAGCTTTTCAGGGGTATAGGCCATTTCACACTTTCAAGAATGCCTCCGAACCCGGCATCATGCTAATAAAGGCTGAAAGCTTGTTGTTCACTTCTGCTTTCATCTCTTCCTCAGTAGGAGGCGGGACAATATATTCATGCGTAGAAGGCAAGACATCTTTCATTTCAAATGGCTTTGCCGTCTTCACTATTTTCGAGTTTAAATTGCCGGTGGTCAAGGAGCTTAAAGCCAACAAAACAGCTTTATTGCCTATCATCCCATCGGACAACATAATCTCTATGTTGACCATATCATCCAGCGGTACATTATCAGGACACCCCCCGTGGGCATAGATATATGCCCGGGCTTGAAGGTGGATGTCCTTAATTAGTTTTTTCTGGAATCCTTATATCCGGGCTGAATGGCTTCCGTAATCTTGTTCAGAATTTCTAACTGAACTTGGAAAGGCCATTCTTCATCAATTTCTTTATATGTAATGTCATCAAGTGAGCCAGTCTCAGGAATCAACAACCGAATGTATTCAGTAGTTCTGTTTTCCATTTGAATCATTGACTCCACCAGTTCCCGTGTGGACCGGCCTTCAATAATCACATCATCTTCAGTAACAACAACGCCTTCAATAGCAGTGCTGTCTTTGAATGTGGTTGTCATTTTGTCAAACCGATTTTGTACATCAGTTTGGTCAACAACTTTAATTCGCTCTTGAATCTCATCCATCTCTTTTGTCAGAGGGATGCGAACCTTAAATATGTGTCCACCAAGCTCAAAAGTTTTTGTTCTAAGAGCTTCTGTGTTGTATTTGTTGCCAAAGGCAGAACCTAGTCTTGTCATGTTGTTTCCTTATTTTTTGATTATCTTGTGATAGATGGCTTCATTCAACTCAATGGCGTATTCCACCGCCTGAGAAGGAGTGAGCTTATCGGCATGATGCCGAGCAATGTCATGCGCTAACGCAATAGCAGTAATGCGTTGTTGAGTGAACCCAAACCAATTCTTAGACGAATCGGATTGGGCTACTAGGAAACTCAACAGGTCTGTGTTGTCTTTTACTATAGTAGTCATGTTTAAGAGTTGTTAGACCAGCCGTAGCTATTGCCACCTGTTGGGTGGATTGTGAAGATGAACTTGCCTTCAGCAGAAGGAGACATATCCCACTGCAAGCCACCAACGCGACCGTTGAAAGCGTAAGCAACAGTGTTAGTGCCGTCATACACAGCAATAACATAAGTGCGAATGATTGTGCCGTTGTAGCCGTCATCGCGAATCAACAACTGAGCGGTGTCAGCAGGATTCCATGCAGAAGTAATGGTCAGCGAAGTCACTTGGTTTTGTGTAGTGATTTTCGCGCCTGTACGAGCGCCAGCCACTGAGTAAGCAGCAAAAGCGTCATCAGCACCGAAAGCTGGAACAGCTTCCACGGGGACCAAAATACCATCAGTACCAGTACCGCCAGCAGAAGTACCAATAATGTCAGCAACTTGACCAGTCCATGTTTCCAATTGAGTGTCAGTCAATGCTGTTGGGTTAGCACCAGTTTGACACCAGAGGGTGGCAACATAACCGGGAAGAATTTTGTTAATTAAA